GATTGGATTATCAAAAGTTCCAGCATTTCCAATGCCCACATTTCCAGCAATTAAAGCGTTACCACTTAAATCCAATATTCCATTCATATCAATGGTAGTAGCATTAATTTCTATTTCTGTGTCACTTACTAAATCTAAAACTCCATCTGCTGATTGATGTATATAAGTGCCTGTATCTCCAAATTGAAGTTGATTTGTACTATTCATGCTTAAAGCATTTGTACTTATTTTAAATCCAACCTCTGTTGCACTATCTCCATCTGTTATTGCAACTAGTGTTGTGCCATTTAATCCACCATCTGGAAGAGCCAATAATTGCTCATACGATGATGCTATACTTGATCCTGTTAAACTTGCCATATTATCCCCTTTCCATGAGATTATTTTGCACAGCTTTCTGTACGGTTATTAATCAATGAAGTTCCATTTGCGATCTTCATCTTCAAATTTTGTTAACATATTCTCCCATTGTATCTTACCCATATACTCATCTGACATTGAGCCAACACTCACCCCGGTTTCACCTACCATATCAGCAAAGGCTGCTCTTAAAGCTGAATTAACACTTGTACCAGATCCACCTTGTCCATTTGCCCATTCTTTCAACATCTTACCCAATGATCCAGAAAAACCTAATGCTTCTAATCCAACTCTGATTGAATCATTTAAGCTTTTTGATCCAGATGTTATTCCAGCTATATCGCTAAAATATTCCCTCATGATTGTATTAAAACTTTTTTTTGTACCTAATGCCATTCTATTATCCTTTAAGAGTTAGGGAGGGAATCGAAACTCCCTCCCCGATCTTTTTGTTTCTAACTATTAAGAAACTTTGGTATGTATCTCAACACCCCAACCATCTATGATCTCTGTAACTCCCCAGAAACCAGAACCAATAATATTATCACGAAGATAATTACCTTCTCGATATATCTCGACTCTTAACATTTCACCAGCGTATCCCATTCCCAAAGCACCGGGAACAAATACTCCACCTTTAACAGCATTAGATGCTACTGTGAACTCTGGTGAAGAATGCATATTGATACCAGCGATCTGACTTACAAATCCTGTTCTAGCACCTTCATCTTGGACACCAGCTCCAGCAAATTGAGCTGCTGTTACTAAGTCATTGTGGACTCCATAAGTTCCCCAAATCTGCCTTGGATCAAGTACTGCACTTGGTTGCCCAATCGCAGAATTTTGCTTTAAAAGTGATAAAGCAGAAAATAAGTTATCAACTGATAAAGCTGCATCATTCGCACCGGCTGTATTTGAGAACCCGTCCATTAATGCATTGAGCAATGCATCTGCTTTAGCTGATAACGCATTACCGATTAATGCTCCGGTATTAGCTGCAATATCATCAGCATTAGATAGTTTTGCTTCATCATACATTGGAGCCATTACAGAATACATATCTAAAGTAGCTGTTTTCTTTTCTGTATCCAATGCAGTTGAAGGAGTTACTGTACCTTCTGCTGTAGCTGCTACATCTGCACTTGTAATCGCATCTGATCCAGCATTATATGCTATGAATGTTATTTGATCTGCTTTCGGTTCACCTTTTACAGTTACTAGAGGCATTGTTACATTTGCTTCCGAAAACTTAATTACTGCTTCTGATTCGATGACTTCTAATAAGCCACCAGCGAAATCTCCGCTATCCCCTGCTGCCATTTCTATTATCCTTTTTTACCGAATATCGCATCCCAACGATCTTGAGGGATATGGCTGAATGTGCTTCTCAAGTCTTTGCACAAAGGCACTTTCTCTTGACCAACACAGATTCTGAATCCATCTTCATAAGGTATCTTTTCACCATTGGAAACGTAGATATGCTCTCCATCTTTTGATATAGCAGATGCCACATTCCCGGTGTTCATACCCGTAGTTGGATTATGGTTAATTGAATCTAGATGCAAACGCTTCTTTGATTTTCGCATAAGAACCTTTGTCCAATTTACCTTTGGCCACATCTCTAGCCGCTTCTGTCAAAGAATTATATCCTTGATAACCAGAAACAGTTGAGTTGTCAACACTCGGAATATTTTTTGGTTTATTTATTAATTTATTATGAACTACTTTCATTTGACTATAGCTCATACCTTTAAAAGCTTCCCTATCTTCTTCTGGGAAGTCTGAAAGCATTCTGTCAATCTCTACATTATCACGAGCTTTATACGATTCAAGTTCTGGAGTGATCTTATCAAGCTTAGCTTTGTTTTCTTCGTACAACATTTTCCATTCATCATTCTCAGCTAATTGTGCTTGACGATCTTCTTCCAATCTCTTCTCTAGCTCTGTAACTCTAGATTCTGCTTTCTGCAATCGTTCTTTCTTCTGCATGACTTCTCGCAGTAAATCACTATCTTGATTGCTAGATATTGATTCATTCTGGTTTTCAGTTACCAACTCTTGTTCATTATCTTGAACTATATTCTCGCTCATTATCTTGAGTCTCCTCTTTTATTTACCGATTTTAAAATTGATTGGTTTTTTAGTTGCTTCTACAGCGTTCTTTTCAATAAACCGATCAACTTCCTTTAAAATAAATCTTTGTGTTCCCTTGGTTACAGGCATAGATGACTTTGTAACTACTCTTCCCATGTCTGCATTCCATTGAATCTTCTGGGCATTTGTTCCAGACCATCCAACTATAACACTATCTTTTGTAAATCCTCTGGTTTGTAAGTTCCTCATCATATCCCCGGTTAATTGTAAATCAACTTTTGTTGAGGTAGATGATTGTCTCTTATACTTCCCTAATCCCTTTCTAGCCTTGTAATTTGCTGTATATGGAGAGAACTTTCTTCCTTCAACATCTTTACCGCCTTTAGTAGTATGCACCCTTATTCGATCTGCTACCTCATCACCAACTCCTTTCCAGAATTGCTTAGTAAATGTTGGTATATCTCTTAATGTTTTAGCCACGTTGTTCTAACTGTTGTTGAGGTGTTAATGGTGTTCTTTTAAATCCACCTTTATTATCAATAAAATCTTTAGCTTCTTTTGGATCAGTAAGCTCTCTAGATACTGATGTTTCTTTTGCCCACCTATGCCTACAATTAAATCCACCTCCATCAATAAATGCTCCCGGATACTGTAAATCAATCTGATCCCTTGTTAGACTTCCAGATGAAACCATCTTCAAACATATATCTCTAGTCTTTTGATCTATTGGGCCTTGATAAACATAAGTAGAATTAGGAGGATCATTTACAGCCATTTCAGCAGTTACATTTCTTTCAAAAGTATTTAATGCTGTATTAGCAAGAGTCTCCGCTTGATCTGACCTTAAAACATTACCAAGCATACTCTGTGCAATATCTCTTTCAGTTTTGCCTCCTATGATGCCTTTTACAGCCTCATCTATTACTTGCTCACCCATTAAACCAATCTGATTTCTAAAAGTTGCTTCATCCAATCGAACCAATGCTAATAATGTTTCTTCTGTTACTGCTCCTGTAAACTCCATTCCACTTAATACAGCTTGATAGGATGATATGTAAGCATTTAATTCTTTCTGTAATCCAACTTTATTAAAGATATAATCATCAACATCTAAGGTACTAATCAATGATATAAACTCTGATCTAGTTAAAGTTCTTTGTAGATCTAGAATATCCTCAACCATTTGAGCTTGAGCTTTTTGTAAAGCTTGTGCAAATTGTTCTGCTATTCTTTCTTTATCCACGAAGTGCCGATAATAATGGTGATTGAGGTGTTGGTTCTTCCTCTACCTCTGGCTCTAGCTCTTGTAATCTCATCTCTATCTCTTCATCGGTAATATCTTTATTGAAATGTCTATATAATTCTTTCTTATCCATAAGGCCATTATCCATCATGAATTGGAGTTTATCTTTCTCTACATTCCATTCTTCTGGGTAATTCGATTCAGAAAAATCAACTGCAAACGATTCATCTAAGACTCTTCCTGTATGTACTTCGATCAACTTACGATCAATAACATATCTTTCTTCTTCAAAATCTTGGAACATAGGAATATCTGATTCTCTACTTTCTAGGTTTTCCATGTTGAGAACCTTTAGTGCTTGGCCACTTGGAATCTGGCCTTGCTCTCCCCATCGTATTGATAAGGCATGATTTTGTCCTGTTACATTCAATAATTCTTTTACTCCAGAAATCATCTGATTGATATTAGAAGGAGGTGCAACGAAGGACATGGAACTTCCTTCCGGGAGAGAAATTAAGCGATCTACTCCCCATTTTAGATTGGGAACTTCTTGATCTATTCCTGTAATAACAGGCGATCCCATCTGATACCTAGTAGCCAACATAACTTCAGTAAATGCTATTGAGGCATGAAGCGAGGCCATAGAAACATCCATAGCATCATAAGGAAACATAATCCTAGATATTGGATTCATCTCATATGGATTTAACATTTCTGGATTCCCCGGTATCGGATAGATACGACCATTAATATCATATAGGAAATGCATTCCCGGTTCACCATCTCTAGCTTCTGACCAGAATACAAACTCTCTATCACCTCTAGCATTTTTACCACGCTCATACGAATAACCATAAGGCTCTAACTCACCCTCATAATAATATTCTCTAACATTGGGAAGTATATGGTATTCAATCTTATTCTTTCTATCATTCCAAACTGATTTGATATGGATCGTACCTAATAACCACGCTAACTCTGATGCTATCCTAGATGATGAATTAAGATGATGTGTATAGGATAGATATTCCTCTGCTAGTTCACCACCTACAAATCTTTTAGCTGGTGCTTTGTATAACATCATTCTAGCACGAGCAAAGCGAGAAACAATTTTGCCTAATGGTAATGGAGGTATCTGACTTAATGAAGTACCGGGAAAGTAATCTTTCACATACTCTTCAATATCTCTATTATAATAAAAATCTAATCCCATTTGCCTACGCTTATAATCTTCTTTCAATACAATATCTTCTGCATTCTTAATGCTTTCAAATACTGCTTTGCTTCCCATGTCCGGGATTGTTATCATATCATAATACTGCATCAGTTTACCACCTTATCTTTAAGGCTTGATATATACCATAATAACTCACGATTTTTCTTCATCTGTTTATCCTGTAACCTTACTCCATATACATGAAGTGAAAATATCGCTCCCAACGCTCCCAACAAGACACCGCATATAAATTCTACCATTCCACGCTAACAGGCTTTCTGCTAATTATTGGATGTCTGTAACTAATGTAATACGAACAAGCATCGAGCATATGAGTGAGAGTTATATCACTCTTATCAATCTTTCCATCTCTTGATCTTTGTACTTGTTCTAAATCTTTTATTAAATATGTACACTTCGGATCAACTGTCATTCTGATTTTACCATTGGCATCTTTTAACATACGATTCAAAGCATTCAATCTATCTATGATCGGAGGATTTGCTTTCTTTGATATAACATGAAAAGATAAATCTTTTAAAATCTGGTGATCTGATCTATGGCTTGTTGTTGATCTAGCCGATCCAGCACTATCCGGGTAAACAGAAATATTCGGTGCAATCTTCCTCATCTCTTTGGCCATCTCTTCAGTATTACTGTTTGTTTGCCTTATCTCATCAAAATAATGAATTGTGCCATCTGTATATTCACACCCAAGAACTGCACTCATATAATCAACATTGAAATCCATTCCCCAGAATAAGTTTCTAGATAGTTGACTTGCTTTCTTTACATGAGTATTGCGATCAAAGTTATAAGCTGCTCGGTTTCCTGTTGTCTCAAATGATGCTAGGAACTCTGTTTTAAAAGCTCTTTCATCCATCATTGACTTAGCTTTCTTAATCTCTTCTTCTGGTACATACCCACCATCTACAGTTGTATACTGCCATGACTTCCAATCTGGATCATTGCTTTGGCCTCTAAGATAAGCATCATATAGATGATCATATCCATTAGGCGTACCAATAAAAAAGGCATCTCCATCTGTTGTTGTTAACATAGGATATATAATTTCTTCCCATACTCTTGGCTTGATATAACTATATTCTTCCATTACCACCATATCAAGACCAGCACCTCTTAGGTTGTTTTCTTGCTCTGCTCCTTTGATAGCTATCTCTGAATTATTAGGCAATTTAATTGCTAACTCTGATTCGTTTATTTGACATTTGTATTCTCTAAACATTTGTCTCATGAGTCTCCAAGTCGTAGCCTTTCCAGAGCGATATGTTGGGGTGATTATCCATCGCCTTTCGTTCTCTTGCAATTCTCTTGATAGTAACCATATTAACGAAAGATGAGACTTGCCGAATCTTCTTCCAGCCACCAGAACTTTTCTTTTTGCTGGATGCTTGACAATCTCTCTTCTTTTCTGATCTATGTTCCAATTAACCAAATACTCTTTTCATCAAACTTTTAGGGACTTTCTTTCCGGCTTTGTACAGCCTTTGCATTCTTGCCAAGTCTCTACCTCTTTGGGATCGTTTGCCCCCTTTAACGCCAGAGAGATATTTCTTTGGTACACTTTTAAATCTTTTATCTTTTGCAACCTTGCGTATCTTCATGATCCTACTTTCCTCATAGCTATCCTGTGAGATTCTGTAAATGATTTTCCTTTCTTCATCGCAGAAACCATAGCTCTCAAATGTTTTACGCTATGATGTCTTGAATGTCTAGCCATAGCTGCCATCTGCCTCTTATTTAATCCACCTATATCTACGCCTTTTACTCTCATCTTCTTCTCTTTCTTTCCATCCTTGCTAGGTCTGGATCATGTTTAATCTTCTTCCTACCTTTAGCAATCTTAATAAATGAATTAACTCTAGCACTTGCCCAGCTTGATGGTGTTTGTCCCGGTCTTGTTCCAGAACCTACTGCTGCACCTAATCCTCTGCGATATACCTTAAATAATGATGTAGGTCTTATTTTATTCTTCCTTGCTAATGCTGTTAATCTTTTCTTTACTGATGCTGATAGTGTTGCCATTAATCAATGCTTAAAATTTTAATTGGTTCGGTTCTATGTGATATTTCTTTGGTTTCTTTGGCCTTACCTTCTGCTCTATCTGATAGGTAAGTAACTGCATTCATTGATCCATTCATGGCCATGCTTAACACTCTACGAACCATCTTTTCTTTTTGAGTTAGTCCAGATTCATCCTGTTCATCCCAAACTCTATTGATAATATCAGCCAATGCTCCACGCCTTCCATTTGGGTTTCCAGATTGACCTTTTTTAAATTTATTGCCAAGTGTATTGCCTTTTGCAAACTTGCCATCTGATCGCCTGTTCTTCGTCTGTTTATTATCCATGATCTATTAAACCCATTGCTAAAGGCTTATTGAGTTTTTCCATGAGTTTGGGGAGGTCTGGTTCTGTTGAAGGTACATCAAATTCCAATCTCCAACATTGATTGATCTTGAGGTTTTTAAGACCTACTAATTCGACATTCAAACTAATGCCTTCTTTTTTTAATTGCTCTAGTTCAATCTTCATATTTTTAAATAGTTGCCCGGACAACTGCGATTTATTCCTGTCTATCGCCCTCATAAATATCATCTTTTTCAGCGAGTGAGGTTAAATCGTACCTCTACTATTACACAATAATACAAACAAAAATATGAAAAAACGCTTTATATGTATTTGTTTTTATTACATTTGTTATTCTACAAAATTTTTATAATTCAAAATCCAGATCAATCAATTTATCTATGGCTCTATCATGATAATTCTGTACAGCTTGGTAAGAGATTCCATAGTTATCCGCAACTTGTTGTAAGTCTCTTATCCCTAGATAATATATTCC